GGATGCGCTTTGTACAAGACCACCGCGGCCTGTGGCAGCCTTTTTGCCTGGGCAAGAGCTGAGCCACGCTCAGCGCCGTAGGCCATCTTTCCGCTCACCCACGTGGCAGAATACGGAAGTCCGGCCACAGCATGGTGCAACCCATCCGTGAGCCCTGTAAGCGTGATGTCGCCCCCAGTGTCGGTGAGCCAGAGCCGCTGCGATCCGTCACTCCCCGTGTCCGGCGACATATCCACGTGCGGCGTAGAGCCGGTATCGAGGCTTCCCCAGACTATGAGACTTGTGTTGGGAAGATGCGGAGCGATGGCATGGAGGAACGTTGCGCGCCCAGTATCCGTGAAGGTGGATGAACAGTCAGCCAAGAACATCAGCCCTGTGTCACCCTGGCACTCGCTCTCCTTGGCCCACTTCTCAAGGAAGCGTTTCGTGACTCCGTTGACGGTGCGCCGGATATGGTAATAGACGGCGTCCTCATCGACGCCTGGTAGGACCGCGACCCGCTCGACACTCCCCGTCGTGCTCCACGTCGTCCAGCAGATCACCTCCTCGGCTGGCTCGTAGGTGAGGATCGCCACGGTCCCATCGGCTAATGCCACATGAATTCTGGTGTCAGGCTGACGCTGGACGGCGATCGAGACCACGCCGGCGGCGAGGAGATCAGGCACCAGCAGCGTCAGCTCGGATGAGCCGTAGTCGCCAACAGCTGCCTGCGTGCTTGGTCCGACCATGAACACGCGCTTCGTTGAGCGCTGAACGAAGATGCCCTTGTCGTCCATCTTGAGCGCGCGCAGCGGCGCGGAGCCCTGGGTGGAGAAGGTGGCAGCGCTGGAGTTGGTGGGCGTTAGCGGCTCATCGAGAGACGATGAGCGCAAGGTGAGCTCGGAGCCGGACGTGTGGACGATCAGGCGCAGCAGGGAGAGCAGCGTGTGGATGTCATCGACCGGGCCAGAGCCGAGCGTGCGGATGACTGGGCCGGCGTCGCCGATCGTATCCTCGTCAAAGCTCTGGTAATCGTCGGCAACAGAGAGGAAGATGCTTCCACCCTGAGCATGAGCCAGGCGCCCGCCGTGGAGCGCCACAGCCGTCGGGAAGCCGCGCGCGTCGGACCAGTAGCCCTGCTGCCAGTTGTCGGACGCGCCAGTGTCGGAGAAGCGGGAGAGCACCTCGATGCCGACTGAGGTGTTGGAGTTGTAAGACGTGACGCGGGCGATGCCGGTGACCCCGCCATGCGGGTAGGTGAACGCGACAACAGCCACACCAGACGTGTACTGGCTGACCCTGGCGCGATAGTGCACCTTGAGATTATCATCGGGATCGTCGAGCGTGAACGAGAATGTTCCCGTATCGGTTGACACACCTGTGTCGTAGTCAATGGCTTTGAACCCAAGCTCAGAGCTGTCTTGCGTGCGCTCGATGACCATCCGGCCAGACCATGTGCCGCTGACGGAAACCGTAACGCGCCGCTCATTGTTGTTGTTGGTGCCTGTATCGCCGATGCCCGTCACCCCGATCGCATCGGTCGCGGCATCAAGTGCACCGAGTCGCCACTGACCGCTCTGACCCTCATGGAAGATGCGGATCAGCGCCCCGACGTGTGTAGACTTGAAGAACGGAATATCAGAATTGAGCGTCGTGTTGCCGAAGAAGTGGGAGACGGATAACTTCGCCGACGAGGACCGCGTCGAAAGGAACGGGCCATCATCTGGCGCGTAGTCCACCACAGACCAGGAGCGCCCGGTGCCGCGGCGCTCGATCATCTGCTGGCGCACGCCGTCGCAATCGGCAAACACCACATCGGCCGACTGATCGTGGCGGATGTCGTCCAGGTTGGTCGCTTCCCAAGGCGTCGTGACCTCAACCGTGCCGCTGTCGCTGATCTCCAGCGATGAGACGATGCGGTCAATGACCTCGTCCGACTGGAGCGTGATCCAGAAGTTACCCTCAGGCGTGAAGGCCAGGTTGTGATAGCCCGTGCCGATCGATGTCTCGGAGATATAGTCGTCGTCGCCGTCTGTGGAGCCAACGCGAAGCGTGACCGGACCGCGCTCCACCGTGATGGCAAGCGCATGCTCAGCGCCAGTGTCGGAGACGACGACACGCTTGGTGGCCTTGGCACGCGCGCCGATCGATGTGGCATTGAAGATGCGAGCGCCACCCTGCAGTTTGACCTGTTGTGCCGCCGCGGCCGTGAACATTTCGATCTCTGCGACCTCCAGGGCTAGAGACCGATCACCGACGCCCGTGTCCACCTCCGTGAAATGGAGCCGCCAATGCCGACGGGGCGTGACAGTTCCGGTGTCGCCCTGATCCGTGCCGAACGTGCGCTTCTCTGAGACGCTCCAATCTTGCTGGCCGCTGCGCTCGTCCTCCAGAGTCCATTTGCCGGTGTCGGTGGCAAAGGTGCCAGTGTCGAAGTTGCTGGCGATCAAGCGCCAGGCCTTGGGTGCATTGTCGAGGGCACTAGACTGATGACTTGCCCGGATCGTATATGAGGTAATCGCTGGCCTGTTGCCTGTGTCTGAGCCAAAATCGACATTCCACCAACTCGGCAAACCATTAAAGCCGCTGCCGGTATCTTGCCACCAAGTCGTTAGGTTATCGTCTGCAGCTCTCCAGTCCTGCAGGTTTTCGCTAGCCCGCTCCGACGACGACGTGATCGTGACGCCGCTCGTCGTTGGTCCCGTCATGGTCGGGATGACGTCGGTGGCAACCGTTGCGAAGGCACCACCCGTGCTCGCATTCGTCCAGCCTGTGTCCGTGAGGCTCACAGTCGTATCGACCGCCGGACGCGACAATAGCGACAGATCATGCGCGTCGTCGCCTAGCCAGATGCGCATGGTGCCTTGATCGGAGGTGCCGGTATCGCCGGTCAACTCCAGGAGCGCCACGTCATCCGTCGCGGCGACGAACTCTACCCAGTAAGCGCCGGTGTCGCGAAGGCTTGACCCCCTGTGCTTTGTGCCTGGGCGGATAGATAAACTTCCCTGAGTAGCCGGGATGAAATTATTGCAAGTTTCAGCCGAAAGACGTACTCTATCCAAATCAACGCGCGCGAGCGCCTTTGGGCTTATCAACCCGCGATTGAATGAAAGAAGCGGGGCGTTGACACGGCTCATTGCGTTTTACCCCGTCAACCTTCCGCGTGAGCCACGATCCCGCCCAGCACTTCGTCCCCAGCGAGCTTGCGTCCAGGACCCAGGTGGCGGGAATTTTGGCTGATTTTCATCCATCGCATCGATGTTCTTCGCCTTCTTGCGCGCCTTGTCCCTCCGATCTCCGATCTGCTCCTTGAGGCTGGCGTTCTGCGTGAGCGCCATGCAGACGCGGTCGGCAAGCTCCAGAGCGACGAACCTCGTGAAGTCTGCTGGCCACCGGCTGAGATCGAGTCCGAGCCCGGTATCATTGGAGACATAGCGCACATAGATCGGCGTGTTGTCCGCCGACCAGAAGTTGTCGTCGTCGTAGTATTGGGTCAGCGGGTAGGCGAAGTATTCATCGAGAGATACGCCGATGGTGCGGACCCAGTCTGAAGGCTTCGCGAAGACCTCGGTGAAGCCGAAGGATGTCGGCACGCCGGTATCGGCATCGAGCTGCACCGTCTCCATGGCGAAATTCCAGGAGCCGGAGGCGATGCACTCGGCCACCACCTGGTCGTGGATGAATGTGAGCTCGCGGCCCGCCTTCACGGGGTCGCCCGTGTCTGACAGGCGCTCGCTGCCGAGTTCCTGTAGTGCCGCATTCCATAAGCCGAGCCGCGTTGCCATCTCAGTCTTCCGCCTTCACGGGGTCAACCCAGGCCTTGCCGGTGTTGAGATCGATCGGCCGCGCCTCACCTGTCTTGAGGTCGATGCTGGGGCCAATGCAGATCAGATCGAGGCCGCAGGGATTGCCCAGGTTGTTGCGCACGATGGCGCGAATGCGGAGGACGGCAGAGAACGAGCCGCTCTCAGTCTCCAGGAAGATCTTGGAGCCGATCTTGTCCACCGTGGTATTGAGGGGGTTGCGTGCAACCCTTGCAGCGACGTTGGCCCAGGCGATCGGGATCATCACGTCTGCAAACGTCCACTCTTTCGGAGCGGTGGCCGTGAGGATTTCAGTCTCTCCGTAACCCAGGGGCTGCAAGCTGCTGGGGGAGAACTGCTTCGGCTGTACCTTGCGCAATAGTTCCACGGCGGGTTTCACCGAGGGCGCAACAGTTTCAGCAGTCTTGGAAGACTTCGCGGACTTGGTAGCCACGGCAGCATCAGACATATTGGTTTCCTTGCGGTTGATATGAAAAAGGTTGGGGCCGGCGTTGTGCCAGCCCCAACCGGTAGTCGTGATCACGAGGTGTCGCCGATCAGCACGCCAAGACCGGCCGTGACCTGAGTCGCGCCGGTATCCTGCGCCTTGACGATGGTGAGACCATACTGACGGCCACCGCTCGAACGAGTCGATGCGAGGCCGGTATCACCCTCGGTCAGGAACAGCATGTCGTACTTGCGCATGCCGCAGTCGTAGCCGGTGGTGAAGAAGCCCTCCACCTCCTGCACGTCGGCAATCAGCACTCCGGTATCGGTATAGTGCCAGCTGCGCGGGCTTGCGATGGTCTGGAAGGGACCGGTCAGCTTGTCCTTATTGAACGTAGCCATTGATCGACCCTCCCTTAGATCGCGCTGGCGTCATGCAGGAACTGCACGATGCCATTCTGCTGCAGAAGCTTCGCCCCGGTGAACGACGAAGCGCGAGCAAACGAGTAGTCCTGCTCGTCGTCGTAACCGATGGCCGTGTTGAGACCCTCGCCGTTGTCGAAGGCGCTACCGATCGCATCGCGATGGTAGAAGTAGCACTTCTCCGAGGCGGTCCCGACGCCGGTCAAATTGGGGTGGAAAATCCAATTGAAACCGGCCCAACGCATGACGCGGCGCGCAGGCCCCGTCAGGAACTTCATGTCCACGTAGTCGATCTTCGTGGCCTCGGGGAGCTGCATGATGTAGCCGCGCACCGCAGGGGTACAGACCGCCCACATCTTGTCGATCTCCTCGACGGGGACCTCGTTCTCGCCCAGCGTGGTGACCGCCTTCGCGACCACGGACAGAGCGAACGAAGTGGCACCTCCCAGGGTGTTGGTCGCCGTGTCGAGCTGAGCGATAACGTCAGCATCGATGCGGCGATTCAGGACCTTCTTCGTCGTCTCCTGCATGAGACGGCGCTGGTCGCCCTGAGACTGGAAGATGTTGAACCTGGTCTTGCGGACCAGATCATGCCACTCTACGAGCGTGGCGGTCGTCTGGGTCAGGTCGTCGGCGCGAGCCGGGATCAGGCCGTTGATACCGCGAGTAACAGCGGTGGCGCCGCCGCTACCGGCGACCAGGAACGTGGCCTGGTTGCCTTTGATGACGGCCTCGGTGACGGTCGTCTGGCGAAGCCAGGACATACCCTCTTCGAAGGCCGCAACCAACTCATTTCTATACTGAATCTGTGGTGCAGATTCTGCCATGTTGGCATCTCCTAGTGAGATTGGGGATGCCGTCGTTCAGGTTCTCCTTTTCCGAGCGGTCACGGGTTGGCCTGCTACGGGAGCAAGCGCCGCTTCCGCATCCAAAGGCGCATCACGAACGGTGGGTGGAAAATGACCGCCTATTCGGCGCCGGATTGATCCGGGTTGGCCGTGTCTGGCAGTCGGGTACTCAGGCGCGTTGCCGGGCCTGAATCTTGTCGCGCGCCGCCAGCAGCTCGCCATAGCGGGTCGCATAGTTTCTGTCGTACTCGCGGCGGTCGGTACGCATGATCTTCTCGATCTCCTTGATCTCGTCGTCGAGCGACTTGCCGCCCTGCCGGCCTTCCTCGACAACGGTTGCAGCCGGGTTGACCTCATTCACCATGGAGATCAGCCAGCGCATCACCTCGGGATCGTTGCCGATGAGTTTGCCATCCGCTGTGCGGCCGTTGACCAGGCGGGAGTAGAGAGCCTTGGGGTTAGCGGCATCGGCCCCGCCGGGCGCTGTGGCGAATAGGGTGTTGACAGCGTTGGTCTGGCGGCGGAAGGCGGGGCCGAGTTCCTCCTTGAGGGTCTTCTCGGACTCACGGCGGAAAGTATCGTCGGCCTCGTCTATCTCTGCTGCAAGCTGCTCCTGGCGCTGGTAGTACCAGTTGGCGGCAGCGTTGACGGCAGAGGGGGGAGCGCCTGCCTTGTGCAGAGCCTCTGTGAAGCTGTTGAGCATCGGCTTGTCGGCTTCGCCGATCACGGCGCCGCTCTCAAGCTTGATGTGCTCCATGTAGCCTTCGGGCTTCTCGGGTACGCCGAGGGCCGTGTGGAAGGCCTTGACATCCTCCGGCTTCGCGTCCTTGCCGGGGACCTTGACGAGGCCGCCTCCGGTGAACCTGCCTTCGAGTTCACGGTACATGCCGTAGACGCCGGCAGGGTCGGTGATGCGCTGAAGGCGGGCGAGCTCCTTCTTGTAGGCCTTCTTGTCGCCAGCAGAAGCGTGCTCGGCCCACTTCTCGCGCCAGTCGGCGGGCCAGTCGGACTTGGCGGGTTTCGCCTCAGCAGCCTTGGCCTTGTCGTCGGTCTCGCTGTCGGCTCCCGTGGCTATGGTCTTGCCGGCGGCGGGCTTGCCTTCGGTGCCCTTGTCGCTGGGCTGTCCTTGTGCCGGCTTGCCCTCGGGTGATGCCACGGGCGGGGTTTGCGCTGCGGCTGTTCCTTCGGCGGCTTCCGCACCCTCGGTATCAACCTCGGCCTCGGCATTCAGGTCGTCTGCTTCATCAGCGATCATATGGTCCTCATGTTGACGGGCAACGTTTGGGCGTCATCACTTCCCAGAAACAACCGACGCCTTAAGCTTGGCGAGCTTGATGATCTGCTGTCCTACGGACTGCTGTCCTTGGACAAAGGCTCCGATGCGCCCGTTTGGATCGTCGGCGCAAAAGCCGTTGTCGTAGGTCTTGGCGGCGCTGTGGATGATCCAATCCAGCGCTCGTTTCACATCATAGGGCGTGGGAACCGGCGGCTCATCGCCGGGAGGCCACGGGCGCTCCGCCCCTTGGGCGTAGAGCACCAGTGCCTGGATGGAGCGAATGTCCTGTTGATCGTAATCAGCAGGGTGCCAGAGTTCTTTCTTGGTGGGTCGCTTTGCCATGTGGGGTGTGTTAGTGCCGCGTTGTCAGACGATAGGAGCCAAGTCGAATGGTATTCAACAGAGAGAATATCGAAGTGATGGCGCGCATCGCCCTGCGCGAGCGCTACCTTGAGGAAGCCAAGGTGGCGGCAATCGCCAAGGACATGAGGCGATACGAAGATGCGATGACTCGCTACGAGCGGATTATCGGTCTGGAACCTACCGCACAGGCACCAATCCAGCCGGCCGCCGGTAAGGAGTAGGCGCAGGCATAGCCTCAGGCGGCTGCATCGCCTGCTGGCTGGCCTGCACAAGAGCACCGAGCCCCTTGCCGCTCTGCTCTGCGATCTGGCCTGCTGTCCCGATGTCCTGAACGGTCTGCTGAGCCTGAGCCTCTTCCGCCAGCTGAGCCGCTCTCTCGCCCACGGCTTCCTTCGGCTTGAACCATTTCGCCTTGAAGCCCATGGCTCGTGCCGCATCCCTGGTTGCCACCGGCCAGTCAACGATCTCCGCCAGAGACGGGTCCTGCTGGATGGCCGGCGCAAAGATGCGATCACGCACATCGAGGAAGATCTCTGCCTCGTTCTGCTCTGCCAGGTCATCGAGCGGCGACCGGAACTTGAACTTGATGTCCTTGTCCGCCAAGGACTCTGGCATCTTGTCCCGAGGGAAGGCGTTGTTCTCCATCATGAGCTGGAACACGCCGTCGCAGAGCGGGTAGTTGTACTCCTGCTGAATGGGCTTGGAGATCGGCGCGGCGGCGCGGATGTGCTCCTGCACACGGCGGCGGACCTCAGTAGCCGTCATGGCCCGCGTCGTCTCAGGGAGCTGGATCTTGTCCAGCATGAAGCCCTGTCGGATGTCCTCCTTCAGGGCCTCAACGATCTCCCTACCTATGGGGTAGCCGCTCTTGTCTCGGGTGATGGGGCGGAGAACGTCGGCCAGCTTGCCGTCATACTCGATGTCAGAGGTGGTCACCCCACCGGGATACATGGCGATGTCGCCCCGGATGGCATCCATGAAGGCTAGCATCGGTGGGTTGACGTGCATCTCGCCGGCTTCACGCAGGGTGCGCATCACGACCTGGAGGGTGCGGCCGTCAGGGAGAAGCACATCGGTCGCCATGGATACGCCAAAAACGGAGCCGCTGACGCGCTGCCAGCGCGGCACGACGTAGGGGAAATGACTTAGACCGACCTCCTCCAATACAGTCTCGGACTCAACCTCGACGTAGAGAGAAACGAACGGGAACCGCCTCCCGCCCTTGGTCTTGTAATCGTAGAGCCTCGACGGCATCACCACATGCAGGCAGTCGAATTCCTTGTGTGGGTCTTTGCCTGGCCCATCGCTGCATGCCTTCTTGACGTTCTCTGATATCGTCTTAGGGAAGGTGTCCATCAGCTGTCGGGCCGTTGGCTTCCACTTGCGATGGAGGCAATCGATCTTCCTTGCAGAGTTCTCCGCCCAAGCACAGTCACTCAGGTGGTGGCTCAGGAAGAGAAGAGCGTCGCCTGTCTGATTGAGACCAAACCACAATACGCCGTTGCCGAAGGTGACGAGATCGTTATCGACTTGGTTCGTCGCGGTCACAAGCTGAGCAATTGGGTCGCTCATCGCCCGCCACTGGGTTGTGGTCAAGTGCTCAAGGTACGCCCGCTCATTGTCAGCTTCATCAAGTTCCTCGTCGTCCACATGGATGGCGAAGAACTTGTCGGGACGGAGGAACTCGGCCAACATGTTGGCGAGCTCGCGCCTCGCCATAGACGGATATGACGAGAACAGGTGATCGGCGTACTCATCGCCATCCGACCGCGTCGTAGTAAAAGTGGCGCTTTTCGGATAGAAGTTGAGCGCGATCTCCTGCCAGAGAGAATCGACGGTTCTCTTGTCGCTGAACAGCTTGCTGCCGAGCCTGACGACGGAGCGCGCGCGGCTATCCATCACTTACGCTCCGAGTTTCTGACCACTGGAGCCTGTAGTCTCCCGCGTCTGGTCGGTCATGATCGTGGAGAGGCGGCCGGAACGGCGAAGTGCGTTCTCTCGTGCACGTATGCCGGCAGCCCGGACCTCCGGGTCCGTCTCGGTCGGCATGCGCACGGGCTTTGGAGACGCCGGAAGCTTCGGGGAGCTGAACAGAGAGGACATTTCAGTCACTTCCTTCGGGGCTGGTAGTGGGTCTTGGCCTTCGCGTAGGCCATGAGAACCTTGGGCTGCGTTGTCCGCGCCCGGCGCGGCTCACTGGTGATCGCTGGGAAGATGGACGTGAGGCCCCAAATCATCGCATCGGCGCGATCTGGCGAACGATCCCCACGCCAGCCTGCCGTCGTCATGGCGCAAAGCTGGTACTCAAGCTCCTGGAACCTACCGACGAGCGATACCCTGCCTTGCTGGAACAGCGCTGCGATCGGCTCTGCCCGAACTACCTTGCCTCGAGATGCCGTCACCTCACGGAAGGGGATCGTGAGCCTTTCGCTGGTGATTGCGGTGCGGATTACCTCCCGCACCATTGCACCGCCATAGTTGACTTCGGCGACGACCGCATCGGCCTGCCATCGGTCGAAGGCAGATGCCACGATGGTCTTCCAACGGTCCGGACCGAAGCGCCCGGACAGATCCTCGAGCACATAGCCGCGCCCATCGGTGCCGAGTCCAACGACAACGATGCCGACCTCGTCGGAACGCAAATCCTCCGGACCGGAACATCCGGAGGGATCAACGGCGACAAACACGCGCTGCATCTCAGGCGGTTCGCTGTCGATCAGGCGCCCGTTGTCCAGCATCTCCGGCGTCCACAGCGCCGTGTCGTCGTCATCGGAGAAGGCGCCGAGCAGGAAGCGTTGGCGCTTGCGCTCGTCGAGGTTCTCGAGTTCCTCGAGATAGCCTGGCGAGAGGTTCGCCTTGTTGTGTCCAGGGTTGATCTGCAAGGACACGTAGTTGTGCGGCGACGCGAGAGGCTGGTGGCGGGCTGGATCGATCTTGTCGATGAAATAGAGGTGCGTCCAATGCCGCTTGGACGGCGGATTGCAGTCGTAGAACATCTTGAGCGGGAGCGCTGTGTTCTGCGCCAGCCGCGTGACCGCGATATCTCTCGATCCGAGTGGGATCTGGCTGCACTCGTTCAGGAAGATGCTGGCGAACTCGGAGCCCAGGATCTTCTCGGTGCGCTCCTTGTCGTCGAGACCGCCGAACCAGACCTCGGAGCCGTTCGGCAACGTGTAGAACCAATCGGACTTGTCGAGGTGGCTTTCCTTCGCGGCCCCCGGAAAGCATATCTCCATCACCTTCGGCAGCGTGTCATAGATGATGGACGCCTTCAGATGATTGAACCGAAAGCGCAGGATGGCGTGGCGACTTGTGTGCTCGAGCGCCCGCTTGATGATCTTGCGGACGATCAGGAACGTCTTGCCGGACCTCGAGCCACCGAAGAGCATGCAATGCGTTGAGTTCGAGCTGAGCATCGCGTCAGCCTCGAGCTGCCGCTCGGTCAAATTGCATGTGGCGCCGAGGCGATACTTCACCTCAGGCATCTCGAGCAGAGCCCGTTGCCTAGCTGGCGGCAAGCTGGTGTAGAGACGCTCAAGCGCCTCGAGGTCAGCCGTAGGTGCGAGCATCATTCAGGTGCGCCTCTTGCTTCCCTGAAGATGTCAAAGATCGCTCGAGCAACATCTTTGGCCGGCACACTCGGGATCAGGTCTTTGCCGTCCACGCCAGTGTGCTCGATAGCTGCAAGGCGCGGATGCATGTAGGGGGCAGCGTCCTTGGCGTAGCGGGCTGCCGCGTCCCTGTCGTTCCGCTCCCAAGCCTCACGCATGGCGCCGACCATGACCTCTAGAGGCGTGATGCCTTCGGCCGATGCCTTGGCCGCGATCTCCTGCGTCTTCTTGGTAACGGCACCCTTCTTGCGGCCTGAGCCTGGACGCTTGCCGCCGTGTCCCTTAGCCATCTTGGTCAATCTTGGTTGTTTTCAAGCGGCACTGCACGCTTCAGTAGCTTGAGGTTTCACCGCCGCTGGCGATGGTTGAGGCTACAGGCCTGTCCTTCTTGCGCGGCAGGATCGACTGTATGGCTCCCATGGCGAGCGGAGGCGGTCTGCTATCGTCGTCATCGCGGCGCTTGAAGGCCATGGGGATCAGGCCGCCCATGCCTCCAGACATTGATTGAGCCAAGCCGGCCATTGTGGAGTTCCTTGGTTGTCTGTGTTCTGCGATTGTGATACCGCTGCATCTGCAG